TATACGACACTGACGGCAAGTGGATTGAACGCGATGAAATGATGAAGGTGGCCGAGACGGCGCAGGCTGAGATTGATCGGCAGAAGGCTTTGTTTTTTGAGAAATACATTTGACCCCATACTAGCCCCGCTAACCCGGGGCTTTTTCTTGTTGACATAGGTAAATTATTTGACTAAACTTTGCCCATGGTTTAGGCAATTCCGCCCGACCGGTTAGGCTCAGGAGATACAAGCCATGAAAATCACAGTGAGCGACCCGAGGAGCAACCTCGCAGAGGTGGAACGTCTGATCTCCGAAGTGCGGGAGCACCCTATGTGCCTGCACTGGCGGGATGATCACGGGGTCTACCTAGTCATCTATCCGGAAGGTTACTACCCCAACGGCGTGCAGGCTGCGCACAGTCAGATCGGCAAAGCCGAAGCGCTGCGCCGAATGCTGAACGCCATGGAGCGGCATTGGAAGCGGGATCTTCTGACATGAAGGGGAGGATAGCCCTTGTCGCGTCCCTCATGCTGCCGTCAGTCGCGGCGGCTGACGTTCTGGTACACCTAGCCAGCTATCATGTGGGGCGGCGGGCGGAACTGGCCGCCAACGGAAACTTGAATGAATTCAATCCGGGGATCGGCTATTCCGTGGGCAAGACTGAAGCAGGCTATTACCTGAACACGGAAGGCAGAGGATCGGCTTACGTCAAACGCGATGTGCTCGACGTCGCCCCAGGCCTGTCAGCGTTCGCCGGCGTGGCCACCGGGTATCGATACGGCCCGGTGGTGCCCATTGTAGGGCTCACCTACCGCACGGGGGCCGTGGTACTGAACCTGGTCCCTGGCGTGACGGAGAGCGGCTATGTGGTGCCAACGCTCACCGCCTCCATCAAGGTGCGGTAGGCCTGACTTTGCTACTTGACGCGAATGGGCAGTCCGTGCACCTTGGAGTGAATGAACGCTTGCCAGGCGCTGCGCGTTTTGTAACCGCAACCTAAGTCGAATTCATGGCCGCCGTAGATTACGTTGAACCTCTTTTTGTCAACGAGTGCGCCATCTGGTAGTTTGACCTTACCCGAAACATATAGGCATCCGAAAAACAAGTCTGTCATTTCGCACTCCTCATGCATTCCAAACAATTACCAGTCGACACGTAGCGCCATCCAGCATGACCGCGGCGACACGGATCGCCCGTGCGGAATAGCGTGAACCCCAACGCCCTAGCGATTTCTTTAGGCATAACGAAATCTGGGTTTTCTTCCGCAAATATTTGACTAGGCGTGCGCCTGCCGTCGACGGCAGAGGCTTCTTTTGATGCCCCGCGGCATCCGGTGCACCCGTTGGTCACAACGTGGCGTAGGGCAACTTTCCCGCAAGTCTGACACGCATCGGCAGGAGTGTAATAACGTTCGCCAGCCGCCCTAGCGACGGCTCTCGGCCCTTTTGTAAGCGACCTAAAGTGCGCCTTATCTTTTTCGCACTCGACACAGCGTCCGGTCACTATTGACGTTGCGCGAAGGTGCGGCCCATTAGGGCACAGTATCGGATGATTCGGGCTCCCGTAATACCAATCCATACCCAATGTCAAAGCCTCGGTGGGCGTAGTCGCCCAGGGTGTAGGGCGACTTGGTTCCCCCTGCAGCCAAAGCGACCAAAGTGCGTTGGCGTCGATGCTCATGCAAAACGAACAACTGTCGTCTTTCAAATAGCGAGCTTTCTTACCGTCGCCCCGACCTTCAGCTTTACAACGAGAACAGCCGTCGCGGTCCATCCAACGCGTGTACCCGTTTTTTAAAGCATCTTCTCGACTCCAAGGTAGCGTCGAATTATCTGACGTCGCCGGGTCGATAAAATTACGCTCTTTCATAGTATGTTTTCCTAAAAATTTAAACATATCATGATCTATAATCGCCGTCAATAACACCGGGCCGTCGATAGTGGGGTTTAATGAAATCAACGACTTACGCCAGTTACCTCAAACCCTGCACCACGTAAAGTCCGTATAGGGTAAACGATACGACGTTAATGTTATATATGTATGATATACATAAGTATATATTAACGTGCCATCTATATCAGCGTGTCAATATTTATAACAGGGTATAGGGGTAATATAGAGTATATAATAATACAATCAAGGGGTTAGAGTACCCACCCCGTAATTTTAACCAAAGGGGTAATGGGGTATCGTTGCGCCTTGTGGCCGCTAAACATATACTTTGGGACATTATGCTCACCGCCCTGCAAACCAAATTCGTTCGGTATTGGTGCGAAGCCCTTGATTTAGAGGGCAAGAAGCCGAATCAGACGGAATGCGCCATTCGCGCCGGATGCCCTCCGGCCGGGGCCCACGTGACCGCGTCGCGTTGGTTGCAGAATCCTAAAATCATCGCGGCCATCCAAGAACGCCAAGAGGAAACCGCCGCCGCAGCTGGTATAACGCCCGAGTGGGTACTACGCCAATGGCGGCAAATTGTCGAAGCCGACGACAATGAGATTACCCAAGTGCGCCGGGTGTGCTGCCGGCATTGCCATGGCTACGGGCACCTGTACCAGTGGACCGAAGCAGAGTACATGGCGGCGGTCGATCGCTCCGTGGAATCCGGCAAGCCAGCTCCCGACGGCATGGGCGGCTTCGGCTTCGACCTGAATGCAGAGCCGAATCCCGATTGCCCTGAATGCGGGGGGTTGGGTAACGAGTATGTGCACGTAGCAGACACCCGAAAACTCACCGGGAACGCAAAGCGACTTTACGCCGGCGCCCAACGAACCAAGGACGGCATCAAGGTGTTGACCCGTGACAAGGATGCCGCTCTTGCGAACATTTCCCGATATCTGGGTATGCTGGTAGACCGCAAGGAACTTTCCGGCCCCGGCGGCGGCCCTGTCCCCGTGGCCAATATCACCGCAGACGATTTGACTGACGACCAGTTGGCGGCAATCCTGAATGCCTCTGACGAAGCGTGACGCGGCGGCAGAGCTTCTGCGCCGTCGTGAGGCCCGACGCAGCCTCAGCGCCTACATCAACTATACGAACCCGAAATACAAGAACAGCGGATTTAGCGCCGCCGTATGTGCCGCGCTTGACCTGTTCATTGACGATATGGTCGCCGGCCGCCGGCCCATCCTCGTGCTGCAGGCGCCCCCTCAGCACGGCAAGTCGGAGATCGTAAGCCGTAAGCTACCCGCGTACCTGCTGGGTCGCTTTCCCGATTGGCGCGTCGGTGCCGCCAGTTACTCCGACGAACTCGCCGGCGCCATGGCCCAGGATGTGCGCCGCAATCTTGCCGCAGCGGAGCATCGCCGCCTATTCCCTCAGCCAACAGAAAAGCGCCGATACGATATCAACCGTACCGGTGAATTTACGGCGCCCGGCGGCCTGGGCGGATATTTCGGCGTTGGTGTTGGCGCAGGCCTGACGGGACGCCCGGTTGATATCGGAATCATCGACGACCCTGTCAAAAACGAAAAGGAAGCTCTGAGCCCCACCACCAAGGAGGGGCATTGGAACTGGTATCAAACCGTCTTCACGACGCGCCTGTCTGAGCACTCCGGGCAGATCATCATGGCCACGAGCTGGGCCGAAGACGATTTGCCCGCCCGGATTTGCAACCACTTCAAGGGCGACCCGCGGCTGACTGTGCTGCGCTTTCCTGCCATTAACTTGCCCGGGGAAGTCGGCTACAACCCGAATTTGCCGGAAGGGCCGCTAGTTCCCGAACTGAAGAGCCTGGAGTTTCTGCACGAGGTCAAAAGCTTATTTTCTGACTACTGGTGGGCAGCGCTCTACCAGCAGTCGCCGCGGGCGCTGGGCGGTAACGTCTTCAAAGAAACGGGCCTGCGCTACTACCTGCTGAAGGACTTGCCGGCTAAATTTGAAAAAATCATCGCCTCGTGGGACTGCACGTTCAAAGACACCGACGGAACTGACTTCGTCGTCGGCCAGGTCTGGGGCAAGGCGGGCGCCAATTGCTATCTGTTGGCCCAGGTCCGCGCCCGCATGTCCTTTACCAAGACGGTTGCCGAGGTGGTATCGCTGCGCGAGATGTGGCCCCGGACCCGCGAGATCCTGATTGAGGACAAGGCCAACGGTCCGGCGGTCATCGACACCCTGAAGGCCAGCGTTCCGGGTATCATCCCGATCGAGCCCGACGGCTCCAAGCTGGCCCGGGCGCATGCGGTCACCAGTTACTGGGAGGCGGGCAACGTGTGGCTGCCGCACCCGGACCTTTTCCCATGGGTCAAGGAACTGGTCGCGGAGTTGACAGCGTTCCCCGCCGCAGCCAATGATGACCAAGTCGACGCCCTTACCCAAGCGTTGCGCCGGCTCTATCCGCTGTTCAACCGCCTCAAGATCAGCCAAGCGGCACTTGATAAGGCCATGGGGAGATAGGCGTACAATGTCAAACGATTTGCCCGGAGCACCCGCCATGAAGACACAACTTCAACGTAACCAAGAGAAGCCGCCCAAGGGCGACGGCCTGCGTCGGGCGGCGGCCAAGGCTCGCCAGCAAGCGGCCGAGGTAAAGCCGTACAGCTATCCCGTCAAGCCGCCGGAGTTGGCGCCGGGTATCGTGCCGGAGGGCAGTAAGGCGCCGGTCATGGCCATGGATACCAACCCCTACCAGTTTGCGGCCCAGCAGTTCCCCGGTGGCGGCTTCCCTGGCTTTCCGTACCTTTCGCAGCTGGCGACTCGGGCGGAATATCGGGCGTTCGCCGCGACCATGTCCACTGAACTTACCCGCGAGTGGCTGGAATTTACCAGCAAGCAGGATGACGACAGCGACAGTTCTGACAAAATCAAAGCCATCGAGACGGAATTCAAGCGGCTGAACGTGCGTGAGGCCATTCAGCGTGCCGCGGAGCACGATTGTTATTTTGGCCGCGGTCAGATTTTCTTGGCAATCGACGGAGCTGATCGGAAAACTCCGCTGATCCTCGATCCCCGTACGGTACCGAAAGGCTCCCTGAGCCGCGTCGTTCCTGTGGAGGCCGTTTGGACCACCCCCAGCGCCTATAACGCCTTGGATCCCGCCGCTCCTGATTTTTACCGCCCGTCCTCGTGGTTCATGCTGGGCGAGGAGGTGCACGCCTCGCGCCTGATGACGATAGTCACCCGGCCGCTGCCGGATATCCTCAAGCCAGCGTTTAACTTCTCCGGCATGTCCCTCAGCCAGCTGGCGGAACCCTACGTTGATAATTGGCTGAGGACGCGGCAGAGCGTGGCGGACCTCATCAACAATTTCTCCATTACCGTCCTGGCCACGAGCATGGACCAAGTGTTGCAGGGGGATGACGACGGGGCGGACGTATTCGCCCGAGCCGAGCTTTTCACAGCCACGCGGAGCAACAAGGGCCTGATGCTCTTGGACAAGGATCGTGAAGAACTGGTGCAGATCAACACGCCGCTGTCAGGACTGCACGAGTTGCAGGCCCAGAGTCAAGAGCACATGTGCAGCGTGTCGCGCATGCCGGCTATCGTATTGACCGGCATTTCCCCCAGCGGCCTGAACTCCAGCAGTGACGGCGAGATTCGCATTTTCTACGATTGGATCGCGGCCCAGCAGGAAGCTCATTGGCGCGAGCCGCTGGAGGTTATCCTTAAGGCTGTGCAGCTGTCCCTATTCGGGGAGATCGACCCTGATATCAGTTTCACCTTCGTCCCGCTGTACCAGATGACGCCGTCGGAAGAGGCGGACATACGCGCAAAGGACGGTGCGACGGATTGCGCGTATGTGGCCGCCGGCATCATCGACCCCAGCGAAGTGCGGGACCGCCTGGCGAAAGACCCGAACAGCGGCTATATGGGATTGGATACGACCGTCGAACTGGTGCCGCCTGTGCAACCTGGAGAGGGAGAGACGGACCCGGGCGGCTTGGAAGGCGACGATGCCCAGGGAACCTAAAACCGCCCGCGCAGTCCATGCGAATCGTGGGATTGAAGCCAAGTACCGGAAGGCCCTGCAGCGCATGATTGCCGAAATGCACGGGTCGGTTGAATACTGGTTGACCGCCGCTTATCGCAAGGACCCGCCGCGCATGGCCGCCTTGGTGGGGCAGGCGCAAGACGCTTCCCCTAGCGCCACGATGAGCCGAGTCCTTGACGACCTGGCGAAACGTTGGATCGCCAAATTCGACGAATGGGCGCCTAAGGTCGCTGAGGCCTACTTGCTCAGCTCATTTAAGGCCAGCGACTCAGCATTCAGGCAAGCACTCAAGGACGCGGGATGGTCGGTTGAATTCAAAATGACGCCGGCGGTGCGGGACGCCTTCAATGCTTCCCTTCAGGAAAACGTAGGCCTCATCCGGTCCATTCCTGAGAAATACTTGCAGCAGGTCAAGGGTAGCGTGATGCGGTCCTACGCTGCCGGCCGCGACCTGGGCGCCATGGTCAAGGAGCTGAAACAGCTGTATCCGGCCGCCAGTCGTCGGGCCGAATTGATCGCCCGCGACCAATCAAATAAGGCCAATGCGGTGGTCAACCGCGCCCGGCAAATGGAGTTGGGGATTACCGAAGCCATTTGGATGCATAGCCACGCGGGGAAAAATCCCAGGCCCGACCATGTTGCAGCGAACGGAAAAAGGTATAAGATAGCGGAGGGCTGCAAAATTTCCGGCAAGTTTGTCCAGCCAGGAGAGGAAATTAATTGCCGCTGTACGAGTCGGCCAGTTCTGCCGATTTGAAAAGGTGCCGCATGCATATCGAGAACGTAAGGGACGACCGCCCCGACAATTCCGACAAGCTGTTCCTTGTTCCGGAGGACGAAGAGTGGCGCCTCCTGTGGGCCAACGTGGTTTTGGTCACGTCAGCCGACGCTGGCGATCGTCAGATTCGTTTTTCGGTCCTCGACCCCAGCGGTGACGAAGTCGGCTATATTTCTGCCGGCACCGTTCAGGCGGCGAGTCTTACCAGAAACTACGGGTTCATGCAGGGAATTTACCGCGAAACGTCGTTTTCCGATGGCATGATTCAGGTTCCGATCACCCTCGAATTGCATTTGCCGCCGGGGTCAATCATGCGGTTCTACGACTCCAAGGGGATCGCTCCCGAAGCGGACAATATGACGGTCACTTTCCAAATTGAGAAATTGGCCGCATAATCCCGACCATGCCCACTGTACGTCTCGCATTTGACCGCAGCGCCCGCCGGAGTGATGCCG